CCACCTTTTAAGTAAAATAGAGATATTACTCCCTACCTTACCTCCAGGCCAGTTGGCTGGCCAAGTCCTACGCTGTTATAGCCATGGACCCACGTCGTACCACTGCGGGCAAAAGATCTTCTTTTGGAAAATCTTAGCCCTACCCCGGAGAGGGACGTCATTTCCATCAGAGCGACTTTCGTCATAAATTCTGATGGTATCCTGCTGACGTCGGGACGATATCATTCTTAGCCTGGCCAAAAGATGACCAAAGCCAAGGTGTTCAACCATCACAGCTTTTGTAGGAAAGGCTGGAACTAACCAACCATCCCACTGAGCGTGACGATACTGAGCCGCCGGCCTGTCCGTAATTACGGAATCGCCTAACTCTTGGGGTCCAAACCTTCTTAAAGAGGCAGGAACCTTATGAACCAAGCTATTCCAGACAGGCAGAAATCGACTATCGCATCCAATAAAGCAGTTGGAGCGGTTAGCCAAGCGGCGGATTCCATTCAGGAAAGTGTAAGCCTCCCGAACAGAACCCACACGACCTCTCAAATAAAGAGGTTTGACATCGAATCCGTCATAAAAATAGCTGCCGCAGCTTTCACGAAACGAACCCTGATTGAAACTTTTGTCAGTGTTCACATGAAAACCGAGGTTAGCACTAAGTAGACGGAATCCGGGTGAAGCTCTCGATGGCAATATCACATCGTCACCAAATACGGTAACGAGCGACTCATCCTCACCACAATGCTCTGTAACAACTTGAGCCACGGTGTAGAAAATGAGAGATTCCAGCTCAAAAGTGAAGCCGTTTCCCATTGTTGAAAACTTGGAAGAAACATGCCAAGTCTCTCCATCAAGAGAGAAGCAATGACTACGGATTGCATTAAGTACCACAAACCAGTCGTTTGGTAAAAGAAACTCGACCAGCCTGTAGGATATGCTGTCCGAAGCCTGACGAAAATCCTCAGTTGCGAGACTATCGTCAAGAGAGCCCCTAAGCGCCGCCACTTGGTTTTTCGTGTCGTCGTTCAGGTTCACTCCATG